ATGTTTGTCTACCACCTGTAGATTCAGCAGAGTGCAACCTAGACATTAACCATTTAAAACTACGTTTGTTTGACCACAACATACAGTCAATATGTTCATCTTCTAAATGTTCTGGTATCTGACAATCAAGTGCATGTGCAGTTTCTACTATGCTTGTAAAGTTATCTGATTCAAGTAAATGGTTATATAAATCATCAGGGTGCTGTCTAGAACCAATAACAATAACAGCAGTATGTTCCTCTTTACGACTTGATAATGTTGTTGTCCACCATTGCCTTGTAGATTCTCTTGCACCAGGTTGTTGTGTAGTTTGGTGGTCTTCAATGTCGTCTGCAATAATTATGTCACAATCACGTGATAGAATTTTACCGCCTTTACCTACAGCTACCATAGTAGGTGACTTAATACCTGCTACTGTTCTAGTACCTACAGTAAATTGGTTTTGTGACCAGTTTTTACCTGACCTATTATCTGGTTTAAAAGATTGTCCAGGTGCACAAAAATCTTCTTTAAGTTCTTCATTAGTATCTAGTACGTCAAGTACAGCAGATAATGCATTTTTAGCTATATCTTCGTTACCACCTACCCACATAATACGTACGTTAGGGTTTTTACATATTTGATATACAGCAAAGTGTATTAATAATTCTGTTTTTCCGTGTCGTGGGGGTGACAGTATTAATAATTCTTTACCGTTTTCTATACTATCTATAATATTATTTATCCAATTAGTGTGAAAATCTGCGGTGTCATAGTGTTTTCCTAGCTCTGTTCTAAAGTATTTGTGTCGGAAGCTAGAAAAATTTTCTAATGCTGCTTCTGCTTCTGCTGATAATTCCCACTCTTCTGCTGCTATTTCGTTCCTACTATCTATTTTGTAGGCAGCAAGCATGCGACTAACAGTAGCAGGAGTGCAACCAAGGAGGGAAGCCGCATCTGCTACTGTCATGTCGCCAGTTGCAACTTCTTCGGCTATACCTTCGCTTACAAAAGCTCGGTAATACTGTCCTCTGCGTACAGATGCGTAATCGCCTGTATCTGCATTATACTCTTTATTTATGGGCTTGGTGTCCACTTTGTCATTATGTCGCTTGTCACGTGCAAATTGACGCTTCTGGCATGTTCCTGAGCAGAATTTTGTTTGTCTACCTTTTAATTTTTTTCTGCAACCCTCTGCTATACAGATGACATTGTTTGACACTATTAACTAACTTTCTGTAGATGTTTGTATAGTGAGAATTATATGCTATAGTCACATTAAATACAAACACTAAACCATAGTATTTTGTTACAGGTAAAGTGGTGACCGGGACACCGAAAGCTGCTCACTGAGTAATCAGTACACTAGAAAGACAAAGGCAGTACCCAAGGACATTAAAAAAGGTTAAGTCAGGAGCACTACATACTATGCCCGCTCCTGCCAAGAAAGGCAACTACTATAAGGCTTTTATCTGTACAAAAGATTACCAAGATATTTTATAGACCTTACGTTAATAAATAGAACACCTTAGATTAACATTAGGTAGTCAAACTATACAGAAGTAAGCATAATTACTGCATACCTATACAGAATTTTATTCTGTATGCAGTATTATGCTTTCTAGTTCTGTAGTTTGACTCAGAATGCAGGCATTCTGTAGTTAAATGCAATACCCTACTGTATACTTTAATTCATTGATATCTGCATTTAACTTACCTATGTTAATCCGGATAGCTTATCATCTTTAGTATGTTTGTTAGGTGTCCGACAAGTTGTATCTACTGCTTGCTTTAATGCTTCCGACAATAAATTATCATACTCTTACGCCTTTCTATAGTTCTTTAGAAATTCTTTATGAATTTCTCTAAAGAACAGAAAGGACAGTAAGAGATATGATTAATTGTTTATTGTGCGGTGAAGCATTCACAAGCAAGGGCAGTAGAATACATGACTTGTCATGGGACACTGCTAACAAAACATACAAGAAAGATGACAAAGGTATGCCGAAGGCATACGCTTTGGCTATCCATAGAAACTGTTATTGGGATAAATACAATGCAGAGAAAGAAAGTGTAGCACAATAGTGCTACCTTTCTTCTGCATAAGGAAGTATTGTTATGACCAATAATGGCGTAAATATCGTACACTGTGGATACTGTCAGAACGAAGTAATGAGTGATGACAGATATCCAATCTATTTGAGAAGCAAAGGTGTGTCCATACCCGCATACTTACACAGAGAATGTGGAACTAAAATAGATAACTTAGGCGAAAATGTATGGCATTTTCACAAGTTATCTTGGACATATCAAAAGAAACAAAACAAACAAGAAACATTATTCTAGAAAGGAATGATATGCAATATATTGACGTTCAAGAAGTGAACAAAGCATTGGAAACTATTGGTAAATACCTATCAGGCGAAACTATGTCTGTTATAGAACGTGCCTTGGAACAAGGTGTTCAAGACCACTACGATAATCAAATACAAAAAGTAGTGGACAGGGATACTCAAGCACTAAATATAACTAAGGTAGACATAGAAGCGTTTGATGAAAACCCATTTTAAAGTTACGCACAATATGATATGTGTCGGCATGATATGTCGGCACAATATCATTTAGTAAAGAAAGGAAATATATGACAACTAAAGATAAAAACATCATGCCCGAACCAAGGATATGTGCAATATCAGGTATCACTATGACAAGATATAGTGAAGTAGCATGGTTGCCGGTATTTGATAAGAAAACAAATGCATGGCGTGACGCACCTACTCACGTATCAAAGCAAGCGATATGGGAAGCTAGTAAAACTAGCCCAACTCATCCAAATAATCTAGTGTCTTCACAAAAGTGAAGGCATTAGATTAATGTGTTTTTTTATTTTTCTTTATGAAAAATATAAAAAAACTTTATATTTAGGAAGGAATATATATGACTACAGAATATAAACCGGTTGACTGCGGTGTATGTCACACATCAATAGAAGCATGGCGTGATAGAACGTGGGCAACAGTCCCAATAGATGGCAACTTGGAAAAGATACCATTTTATTTACACATTAATTGCGTAAGAGAATTACATAGAAAATCTGCAGACTATGTAAAGAAAGAAACTAATGCAGAGAACAATACTACAGATACGAAAGGAACTGTATCAACTACTGCACCGGTAGATGATACTGTATCTGTATAACACAATCGGTGTATAGCTTGCAGTCTATAGATTACTATGGACTGCTAGGTATATATACCAATAGTCTAGCTTCCGCACGGAATAAAGTAAAACAAATTATGTTGGCTAGACAGATTAATTATATAAGAAGGGAAACTATATGCGACAATATACAGACAGTGCAGACGCTATCAAAGCTTATGCAGAGGAAGTAAACTTTGACTTTACAAATGTAAAGGTTAAAGAACTAACCGAAGGCGAAGACAATGAACGTGGTGGATTAAAACTTGCGTTTAAAAATTATACAGGTGACGACATGGAAGTAACTATTATACATACATGGCTTGATACATTCAGTGTAAACTTTTGGACTGAAGCTAAAGGTAATGAAAAAATAACTGATATTTATTTTCCAGAATTGCTAGACTTATTTAAAGGACTAAAAGTTGCATTGACCGGTGTAACACAAGATGAATGGAATAGAATTTTAAATCACCAAAGTCAAATGGATGAGGAATAATGACTAAATATACATTAGAAGAATTTATAAAACAAGGTAGTTCTATAGATGACTATTGGAATTACTTAAATACATTGGAGGAAGAATAATGACTAATAGTTTATGTATAGTATGCAATACAAATCCAACTGACTTTCAAATCGTTGATGAAGTATTGGTATGTTGCGTAAATTGTGAATATAAGGAGGAACAATGACTGAAGAACAAATTATTCAACAATTATGGGAATGTTTACGCAGAGGTTATTCATATCGTGAAGCACAGCTTCATATGAAAGCTTTTGGCGAAGGTAAAAATACAGTAAGAAAGGTAGTAGTGGTAGATGATGAATGAATATAAAATATATTTTATAGGTGAACGTACATACAAAGCTTATGATGAGAACGAAGCTATACGTATGGCAGAACAACACTTAGAACTTATACCAAAACAATTTAAGATGGACATATCTGGAGTAGGTAATGAAGACCAATAAAGAACATCCAATGTATCCAACATATTTGTATTGGAAAAAAAATGAACGTAAAATTAAAGATAGAATTAAACAGACATATGAATTGGATTATGATTTAAAATGAGTAGTCCTACAGGGCAACCATATCCACAATGTTATCAATGTCTACAATACACTGAGTATCCATTAGCAGAAGACGAACTTTGCTATACGTGTTCACCGGTATTGTAGTACATAGGTGGCGTTCTTTTCTTTTTCTTTATGGAAAATAGAAAAGAACTTATTATTAATTAAGAAAGGGAATATATGGATATTGATGACAAGCTAGATAATCTTACTACTACACAGTTACGTACTGTTATCAAGTGGACACTAGCTGATACAAAAAATGCAGCCACAAATTATGAAGGTCTTGATGAACGAGTTAAAGGTTGGTGTGCAATGCTTAATGAAGCTATTGTATATCAAATAGATAAAGCTGTATCAAGTAATACAAGAAAGGAAGAACAGTGACTGATAAAGAATTGCTAGATAAATTAGACCAATTATCTATGCGTATAAATACATTAGCTGATATGCAGTTATTAGTTATGGAAGAAATGGGTTCAAGAAACCCAAGGTTTCAAATGAAAGCTATTGCAGCTATATTATCATACGATGAAATTAGAAATGATTTTACTGAGTATATTAATACTGAAGAAGGTATATCAGATAGCATGAAAGTATTTATGCAAGATATAAATGAGATGATATTAGATAAGAAAAGAGAGGAAGAGTAATGCCTAATATATGTAGAAATAATGCGTTAATTACAGGTAACTTAGCTGATGTTTCTAAGTTTATGGATACTATTACAAAGTATGATGAACAAGAAATTATTTATGATTTTACCCAATGTAATCCTATACCAAAAGAATTAGATAATGTACATCAAGGTTCAATAACTATTGATGGTGTTAGATGTGACGCATGGTATGAAGATGAAGATGGTACAACTAGACCAATGCTTGACATGACTAAAGCAGAACTTATAGAAAAGTACGGTACATACGAACCAATTGACTGGCAGTATGACTACTGGGGTACTAAATGGGGTGACATGTCAACACAATTAGTATCAGATACAACAACTGATGGTAAAAGAACTGTACATTTTTGGTTTGAATCTGCATGGGGACAACCATATATGCTACTGCATGACATAGCAACAAAATATAATCTAACTATAACTAATACATTTGTAGTTGAATTTGAAGAAGAAGAAACTGCAACTACTTATCCCATAAAGAATGCTGAAGAAATCTTTAATGGTATTAGAAAAGAAAATGCTAACATGCGTGCGAGTGTAAGAAATGCATGAGTTAAGGTCAGAAAATCTAATAGTACAGTACGGACATTGTGGTGTATGTTTACAGAATAAACCACCACATTATAGTCCAATGGAATGGCAAGACATATCAGCAGGATTAACAGAAGATATGCAACATATACAGATATGGTGTAACAGACACAATATAGAAGTTGCATTACTATCTTTATCTAGTCCTATTACACCTGATATGCAGTGTGATTGTAAGGAGCATGATGAGTGAAGTATATCAATACGTAGATGAAACTGGTAAACAAGATGAAAATTGTTTGACAGTAGATTTTTACTTTGATACAGATACAGATTTAAGACAAGCACTAAAAACTATTGATAAGATAATAGAATATTCAGACAATAAGTTTGATAATTTAGTATCACATAGACCTGCTATATATGTAGTATCAAGGTACAGTTCAATCGCAGAAACCCTGTAATTGAAACGCAGAGCTATTTACATTGTTGACTCCCCTTTGTCAACCGATAGACCATAATGTAGGTAGCTTGTAGCACATAGGTAGTAACTCAAATTCCTACCCACTCTACTTGTGTGTTACAAGCTATCTATAATTGTTGATATGAGTACCTTATAAAGTCTTGCCCGAATGGGAATAACAAGATTTGGTCCTGCAAACCTCATATTGGTTATAGGTAGCTTGTAGCACATAAGGTTGTAATCCCTTAGCTAAGGTGTAAAAAGTCTAACAAACTTTCCTTGTGTGTTACAAGCTATCTATGAATGTTTTAGAAAATATAAATAAATATCTACAACTACAATTCATAGATACAAAGCTAGTTATGTTTGTATTCATGCCCAGTATCACTCACATAACTGGTAAGTGTATGCGTGCCTTTCTCTTTATGAGCTAAAGGCACACATACTATAAAAAAGAAAGGAGATATATGCCTATAGAAGGTGACTATTTAGAAGTAGGCGAACAAGATGATATCGAATATCTGGTTACACTAACATATTTAGATATGCCTGGTTCACCAGAAGATAGAAGCACTAGAACTGTTCGTGTACTTTTGAAAGCTAAAGACGTAGTTCAAGCTGTAACTATGGCAACAACTATTGACTTAGTTAATAAAGCAGAGATGATGACAGATTATGTTGGTTCTCATCCTTCATTACTTGGTAAACAAGTATTTACTAGGGACGAACTAGAAAATCTTAGGCAGCAAGCTATAGACAAAGGTATATTTGCTTCATGGCTAATGCATCCAGCTGCAGCTATACAAGTTGTTGAGTACGACAAGACAAAACGTATCAATGACATTGTATTAAATGACGTAATGGAACATGCTTCTCACTTGGGTACTCAAGCAGAGGAGTTCTTAAAAGATATAGACGAAGGAAAGGAAGGTGCATAATGAATTGTTGGGATTTACTTAACGATGTAATTAGTGTATCAAACAGAATATTACTATATGGTCCACCTGGTACAGGTAAAACATATAGTGCGGTCAAACAAGACCAACCTATGAATGCGTTTGGCGAACCAAATGTGTTTCAAATTACAATGACAGAAGATACTGCTTCTGCTAACTTAGAAGGCTTTTATAAACCAAGTAAAGATGGTGGCTTTCAATGGCATGACGGTATCGCTATACAATCATGGCGACATGGTGGTAGATTGGTTATCAATGAGATAGACCACGCATCACCAGACGCAATGACGTTTCTGCATGCAATTTTAGATGACCCAGAAATTGCAGGTATAACAATTAACAATGACAAACGTGAAACTGTCAGACCTGCCGAAGGATTTCAGGTTATCGCAACAACTAACAGCCCACCTGAGAGTTTACCTTTAGCACTTAAAGATAGGTTCCCAGTTAAAATTCACATGGATACAATACATCCAAAAGCTTTGGAAGTATTCCCTAAAGAATGGCATGGTGTTATTAATGACACTACATTAGTTGATGACCCAGAACAACGTGTATCTATACGTGCATGGAAAGAGTTTTTCATGCTAAAAGATAAAAGCTTTGATGAGGAAACTGCAGCTAAACTTATATTTTCTGATAAAGCAGAAGAAATAATTGACGCAGTATTACTGGCTAAAGCTGATGACTAAAGCTTATCCTTATCCAGAGATTGTAACTGGCGAAGCTTGGCAAGTCTATGGGACTACTGATATAAATCAGACACCACGTACTGACAATCTAAATAGAAAGATGGTTGTACCACTTGATAGAGAGTGTGAGTATTGTGGTGTAAACCATAGTCGTATGATACGTAGACATCAACTAGGTAGAGCTAAATGGTCACCTAAAACATTAGGTAAGTTTGGACCTGATACTAGACAAGAAGCTGTAGAAATTCTAGAGCGTATGCGTATAGACTGGCTACTAGGTAGAGAAAATGTTGGCATAGTAGAACCATATAAATGTATAGATTTTACTAATGCACAAGTACTTAAACTATTAGCAGAAGGTTCTATTGCAGAAATGATAGCAGGCTTTCTTAACTTGTTAACTTGGAGTAATAGAAAAGATAGTAAATATCGTAGATATTACAATGGTTACAATTCATATAATTATAGTGGATTAACTCAAATGTATTTGGCTGTGTTAGAAGACGCTGCAGATGACATGAGATATACAGAAGCAAGACGTATGGAATATCAATTTGTAAAAGCACAAATAGAACGATTTGCATACGACTTAATAAGTAGTAGAAGAACTAATACACCTACGTTTGCTAAGGTTAAAAAGCTAGCAAAGCGTCTAACAATTCTGTTAGAAATGGATGATAAACCTAGTTCAGATTATGTATATAAACCTATGCCTAAACCTGGTGTTAACACTGCACCTGGTATGGATGAAGATGGTGAAGGTGAAGCAGAGAGTGATACAGCTGGTTCTGGTAACAGTCCAGAAGAACTTAAAAGACGTATGCAACGTAAGTTGTTAGAAGAAATGCGTTATTATACAACATCTACTCTGGGTGTATGGGGTGAAATGAGAATGCATGAACCTCCATTGTCAGTTAATCTACAAGCTAGACTTAAAAATGGTAGAGATTATAGACCACAAGATTATGGTTATAATCCTAAATACATTAATAGGTACTGTATTGACAAGAAGATATTCAAACAAAAACAACGTGTCAAAGGTGGCACTATATTGATTGACGCTTCTGGTTCAATGTCGTTTGATGGACAAGATATCTTAGATATTATGATGTTGTTACCTGCTGTTAATATTGCTATGTACAATGGTAGTGGTAATTACGGTGACTTACGCATTATTGCTAAGAATGGATTACGTGCTGACGATGTTTATTTAAATAAACATTCTGGCAGAGGTAATGTTATTGACGGTCCAGCTTTACGTTGGCTAGCAGAACAACCAGCTAGACGTATATGGGTTAGTGACATGCAAGTATTTGGTAGAGGTGATAGTAGTTGTGGTTACAATCTTCTTAAAGAATGCTTAGATACTTGTATGAAAGCAAACATAATTAATCTAAAAAATATGAAGGAAGTAAAAGAGCACGCATTAAAACTAAACGTGCTAGTATAAGTAGCAGATAAGGTACTAGCAATAGTGACGTGTTCCTTTCCACGTAACCCTTATCAAGTAATGGAATAGAGTCGGAGGAGAACTCCGGACAAGGTTTTCGTACAATCTGTACAAGTCAATCCCTATAGTGAACACCATTACGCTATTTTATTTTTATATAAGATTGACTAAATATCAGAAAGAGTATAATGAATAGTATGAATATAGATGATATGCTTTACGAAGCAGAGAATGGTAAAAGAAGTCCTATACTAGACAGAATTACTGAAGAAGCTGAACCTTTTTGGCGTGGATGTGAGGAACGTGTTAAGTCAGGACGTAATATAAAACCATATGTTGTTTCAAGATTATTGAAAGAAAACTATGGTATAAAAATAAGTGAAAGTGCAGTGCGTAATCACTTTGAAAACTTGGCAAATCTAGGTACTCAATGAGTGACAAAGATATTGATAAACTATTTATAGAAGCTGAATCTAAATTAGTACAAGAACTCAAAGCTGATAACCTTAAACTACTTAAGTCATTAGAAAAAGCTAAGAATAAAAAAGCTGACATGATTGAAGCAGTTTATGAAGCTGTATCTACTAATCTTCGTACATGGAATAAACCAAATATTCCTAAACCTAAATTACATAAACGTAATAAAAACGAAGAAGTAGCTATAGCTGTACTCTCAGATGTACAATTGGCGAAAGTAACGCCAGATTATAACACAGAAGTAGCAGAAGAACGTGTAATTGAATATGCAAATAAAATAGTTGAGTTGACAAACGTACAACGATATGCACATCCAGTTAACAAATGCGTAGTCCTAGCTGCTGGCGATATTGTAGAAGGTGAACTTATATTCCCAGGTCAAACACATTTGATTGACGCAAGCTTATACAATCAAGTTACAGTTGATGGTCCAAGAATACTTACAAAATTCTTTGATACATTATTGGCGAACTTTAATGAAGTAGAAGTACATTGGGTAATAGGTAACCATGGTTCGTTAGGGGGACGTGCCAGAAAAGATTATCACCCTGATAGCAATGCAGACAGAATGCTAGGCAAGATAATGGATATGGTATATGAAAAAGATAAGCGAATATCATTTACTATTCCTGATTCTGAGGGTGATAATCATTGGTTTGATATTGCTGACTTGGGTAAAGGATGTAAATTCTTTGTTTGGCATGGCGATAATGTAAGGGGACACTCAGGTTTTCCATGGTATGGCTTTGGTAAAAAGCTATTAGGTTGGAAAGCACTAGCGTCTAGAGGTTTAATGCCTGATTTTGATTATGCTATTGCTGGACATTGGCATACACCTACAACTATGTATGTTAATGACATAAGATTGTGGGTAAATGGTAGTACTGAAAGTTACAATACATATGCATTAGAACAATTAGCAAGTATGGGAAGACCATGTCAATGGTTATTGTTTGCTAAACCTAATCATGGAGTAACTGCAGAATACCTTGTAAAATTGTCACATAAGTGACTATAATGAAAACTATGACAAACATAGACACTAAGTCTAGTTGGACATTAACTGGAATAGAGTACAGTGGTTTAGGTGATAAGCCATACTTTATTCTGACCAACATAAATGGCGAGTGCAAATTAGTACCCATAGAAAAAGGGGTACATAACTTGCGAAATTTATTAGACTTAGATAAAGAATAGAAGTATTTGTTTTTCTCTTTATGAGAAAAAAACAAATACAGAAGGGAATGTTATGACTAATAACGTTGACTTACTATCTCCATTTCCACAGGAGTTAGTTCGTAAAGCACCAGCTGGTAAGTTTGGTGATTATGTTCCACACGCACACTACGTTGAGCGTTTAAGGGACAGTGGAGTTAAGTACACATGGCAATGTGAAGCTGTGTATGGTACATACAATGGAGAAAAAAGAATAGTAGGTGCTAAAGGTACTATAACTATTGAAGGCATGGGTAGCTATGATGGTTTCGGTGACGTTGATACATTTAAGCTAGGCAATGCTAAGTTCAATGATGGTACAAACCTTAAAGACGCAGAGTCTGACGCATTTAAACGTGCGTGTATGAGGTTTGGTCTTGGTGTTGAGCTATGGTCTGGTAGTAAACAATCAGAAGAAGAAGCTACATCTGTAGCACATGATGGTTACACACAGGATATGGCTGACAAAGACGCTAAAGTTAAAGTAACTAAAGCAGATATGCGTAAGAAGGAAAATAAACCTTCTAAAGAAACATTAGAACGTATGCAAGCAATTGCAGATAGCGTTGTTAATGAGCCAGAAGAAGCACCATTCTAATGCAAGACCTTAACTTTATTACACAAACTGTTGCAGAAATGACTTCTAAAGTTGAATCTGTAGAAACTGTTAATAAAATAATAGGTACTGCAAATCAGTATGCACAAGTTAAAAAGTTTCCAGCCAGTAAGGAACTCTGGTCTGATGAACAGGTCGGAGCTTACCTTGACATGATTGAACGAATGCTTGATTTACCTACAGAGTTTACTCAAGCAGAGTTTGAAACTATGTCAATACAAGAGAAACTAAGTGCAGCTGGTATAGAAACAATAGACATTACTAATGGACCACAAACTCCAGAAGGTATTGTCGGAGAGGTAGTAAACCAAATGGCTGAACAAAATAAATATAGAGATGACCTTAAGTGTCCTTATTGTCAACAAATGGTGTATGACAATCGTAACAGTAAAAGGTCAGATAAAAGCCCAGACTTTACATGCAGCACTAATAACCCTGCAGAATGCGGTGGTCATACAGGCAAGTGGCGTAAGTCTTGGTGGATAGACAACAGTGATATACCAGAGGAGTGGGGAATATGATACCTGAATACTTCAGAGATGAAGCAATACCTGCGTATATCAAAAGCAAAACACAATTGGTTGCTTATGTATTAACAAGATACATGAATGAAGAACCAATATCTAACTGGGAATTTGTAGCAGAGTTATACTGCCACAGATTCGGTGGTATTATCCATAATCTTAGGCAGGAAGGTTATAAGATAACCACTTTACCTAGTAAAAAACGTGGGTTAGTACATTACTTTTGTACTGAATTACCTACAAAGAAAGCTGCTACCATTAGCTAATGATAGAAGTATTGGTCGGTTGTATGATACCCCTGTTGATTACAACCGATACATTACCAGAGTACAGGGAATGTATGGAAGTGGCTTCTAAAGTGGAGTATGTGTTAGAACATACAGACCTTGTACAAAGGTATTTTGCCAAAGCCGATACCTTACAGGCATTAAATGTAATCTCCTGTGAGAGTAGTGGAAAGCCTACTGCGATAGGCATTAATACAGATAAGACCAAAGATGTCGGCTTATGGCAATTCAATGATAATACCTGGGCTTGGTTAACTCCTAAGCTTGGTATAATAAGTGATAGAACTGACCCTGAAGTATCTACAGCAGTAGCTGCTTGGTTAGTTTACAATGATGGATGGCACCATTGGAATGCTAGTAAACATTGTTGGAAAGATTACAAAAACAAACTGTTATATATGGAGGAAACTAATGAATGATTACTTTAAATCGTATACATCTGGCGATTGGAATATATGGCGAAGTCAAATAACTGTAGATAATTATGATATAAGATGTAAAAATTGTAGGACACAATTTAAATCTGATTATGAATTTACAGAACGTTGTACAAAATGTGAACAAGATATGTTTGACGATTACTTTAAGGAGGAATAAATGGCGAAAATAGACATAGATAAGATTAATATATTTACTAACCCTAAGTTTATGAAAGTATGGGCAAAACAATTTGACCACGCATGTGGTAGCGACACGTTTAATGTAGCACCTAACATGGTAAAATTAAGATTTTTAATGGATAAGTTTGTAAATGATTACAATTTTCATTTAGAACAGTTGTCTGAAGAATATCAACAAGATGCACATGTTAAAGATTACAAGCGTATGGAAGAAGAATAGTGGATAGTTTGTCACCTTTAAGAGAAGAAGCTCTTAAAAGGGCAGGAGGACGCTGTGAGTGGGCATATTGTACAGACAACAAATGGTTAGAGCTTGCACATATACAAGGAATAGGTATGGGTGGCAATAAAAAACGTAAGTTTGATATAAATAACGTAGCTATATTATGTAAACATCACCATGATATTTATGATGGAAGGCAAAGAGTAGGTACATCAGTAGCGTATAGGGATTTATTAAAAGGATATCTTAAAAGAGAGAGTACTATAATTTAGTATTCTTATTTTTTTTATTTCTATCTTCCCATACTGGAAGGGTTGGCGAACTATTTAAACGTGTGAGAGTATTACCTGTTTTACTACCAAAAGGATTTACTGGTTTAACACCACCAGGAAGTAATCCATAGTTTATAGCGTCTAATACTTTATAACCTTTAGCAATATTTTTAGCCCATTTTTTTCCAGTATCTTGGTAATCTTTTATTGTATCAGCCATTGCTTTTTTAACATTATCCCTAGTAAAATATTCTGGTAAACCAGGAATTATAGGTTTATTATTTTTTTGTTTAGGAAAAGAATATGTTTTATCACCTATAGATTGCATTAATTTAGCATCATTTTTTAATTTAATACCACGATAAATGTTAGCTACGTCAGCAGCAGTAAGTTGTTCTTTGCCTTTAACACTAGCAAATGCTTTTTCAGCTAATGCATTGTGTTGTTTGACACGTTTTTTAAGTTCATTTGTACCTAAACCGGCAGAACCTTTACCTACTAATTTATTGTAGTTATCACTTGCCATTATAGATTTTCTAATGTATATACGTTACGTTCGTCTATTTTTGGAGCTGCAACTGCAGCAGCGACTGAGTTAACAGATACTTGACCATCACTTTTACCATGTGATACAGGTTGTTGTGCTAATCCCATGTCAGTAAGCACAGTATGACTAGCAATCTTTTCAAAATTAACACCTGCTTCTACAATAGATTCTTCATCTTTATTTTCTAAAGCTACTTCGTGTTTATTGTGATAATGTCCAGGCATTATTTACTTACTTTAGCTGGTGATGATACTTGTTTTTTAGCAAACTCTTTAACAACAACTAATGCTGCACCTGCACCAGACATAGCTGCTAATTGAATTGCACTAGCGTCTACACCCACAAGTGGTGCAACTGTTAATGCACCAATAAATGCTTCAACAAATGTCCAAAGAGTTTTGGTTAGCATATCTTTTAATTCATTACTCATATTATCTCCTATGGTAGTTTATTTATTAATCTTACTATTTTTGGAATACCTTTTTTAGATTTCCATTGAGAGTAAGCATCTAAACTTTTTTTATAATTTTCAGCAGTAATTGCTTCATTAATTAATTTTGGTTCACCAACCATTCCACGTATACCATGGTCCATTAAACCCATAGGGGTTTCAGGAGTATCACCAACAATAGTTTCTGCAAGTTGACCTAAAGTACTATATTCTCTAGTTATATCACTTGCGGCATCAGTAAAACTAACCATTTTTTGAAGTTCTTTTTTAGCTGCTTTTTTACTTGCATCATCAGGAAAATATTTATCTTCTATATCTTTTTCATTAAACATCATTGTTGTACCTGAATCTTCTCTACGTAAGTGTTCATTAACTATATCATTTTTATGTTGAATTAAATTACTTCTATGTGCATCAATAAAATCAAATACCATGCCTCTAAATTCCATAGCAGCATCTCTTGTTCTAGCTTTAACTGCTTGTAGTTCTTGATTAACACCAGCTACTGTTTTAGGCATTGGACTATCTTTTTTGTATTCCATCGTTTCTTGATTCCAACCACTATGAGGACTCATATTACTTGTATCAAATCTTCTAACATTATATTGGTCTACTGCTTGTTCTGGTGTTCTAAAAACTTGGTCAAAAAATGTATCTGGGTCAGTTGGGTCATAAGAAAAACCAAATTTGTTTAGTTTATCTTGCAATGATGCAGGTTGACTAAACTTAGGATTAATTTGTGGACCACCAACACCACCTGGGTTCATTCTTTCTCTATCTTTACCTCTGAAATAAGATACTGTTTTTTTTACCTGTGTATCCAATGCTTCAGATTGTGCATCTATTCTATCTTCATAAGATTTTAAAGTTCCACCACGCCCTAAATTAGTATCGGCTTCTACATTTTCTGTATGATAACCGTACGCATTTTTATAATCACTAATAGCATCACCTAAATCACTAGCTTTTTTGCTGCTTTTAGATTTGCCTTCATCTGTTGGGTCATAGTTAGGATTATCATAGTAATCTACATTCTGACCACCTGTATTATTTCCGCCTTTAAATGCGACCATTTATACTCCTAAAAAAACTTGCTAAGATTTAACAGTAATTTTTTATTAACTGGTAAACCATACTCTTTTTCCATATTTCTTACAGCTAGTCTAACAAGATTATTCTTATTTGCAACGTTAGGGTACATTGCTTTTAATTGATTCATTTGACCAACTAATGATTGTTGTGTTTTATATTCTGCTTTAGATATTGTAGGTGTATCTGCATCAACAGCACTAGGAACATATGTTTGTTTAGGTTTATATTCTCTTTTTGTTTTGTCATAAATTTCTATTCTACCTGGGTTTTGTTTACTAGCTCTTTCAGCTTGTTTATCTGAGTCATATCTTACACCTGATAATCTATCAGTACCAAAAGAAGTAATACCAGTACCTATTGGTTTTGCTTCATCAACTTCAGGACCTACTTTTAAAAATATTGAGTTACCTTTTTTATCAATACCTACAGGTAATTTATCTCCAACATTAAAACCCATTTCTTTTATAGTTTTATTTCCTACAGCAGTTGGATGTTTAAAATTAATAGGTATTGTATTATCACCATAAGCTTTTTCATAATTTATTTTTGCTGCAGCTTCTATATCTTCTTCAGTTTTAGTTTTAAATCCACCACCTATTTTCATATCACCAAAGTTTTCTGTAAGCATAGGTTTAGTTTGTGCACCTATAGCTTGTCCTTCTAACAAACCACCCTTACCTTGTTCTATAATGTTTGTTTGTGATTCGTCTAATGATTTACTTAATTTTTGTGCACGTTTAGTTTCAGTAGATAAATCTACTTTGTCAAAATCTTGTACCATTTTATTGTATTCTTTAATTTCAGCACTACTTTCAAATGGCATTTGTTTACCAATGCTGCTGTCATTTGCAGTTTTAATTAAATTATATTCTTTTACATGACTATCTACAGGTCCGTAATATTTATCATCATATAAACCTGATTCTTTTTGTAAATATTCTAAGTCTTCAGTTGCTTGATTAGCAGCTTCTACTGCTTTTGTTGTAGCACTATCACCAGCTGAAGGTAATGTTTTAGATATATCAGTTCCAGATGTACGTAACATACGACTAATACCTGACTTAGTTACTTTTAATGCAAGTTTATCTGATAGTCCTTTGTTTTTAGCAGTAACATATTGTTTAGTTAAACGCAATTCATTGTCACTAAAATCATCTAATGATTTATAAACAGGTACATATTTTTCTACAAAACTAGGTCTAGGACCAGCTGTACTTATATCTTTTAACATAGGTGTATAACCTCTACGAAGTTGTTTACCTATATCAATGTCAGCTTGTATGTCTGATAAAGCTCTAGATACAGTAGTTTCTACATCACCTACTTTTCTAGGTACATTTCCTCTACTTTGTTTAAATATTTGTTTACTTTTTACACCACCTATATTTTCTATATTACCTACATTTGCTAAGTTACTGTCTTTATATTCACCTAAACCAGTACTACCTGACGACTGTAAAATTTTATTTATAATTGCTGTATCAAATGCATCATCAGCACCATCAGATTTTAATTTATTTGCATCTATTGTACCTGGTGTAAGTTCACCACCTAACTTTAATTCAGCATGTATACTTTTTAATGTAGGTAAATCTTTTTTACTAATATTAAATTTGTTAGATAAACGAACAGAACGACTACCACCTTTAGTTAATTGTTCTATTATATATTCTATTCTGTCTATGTCACTCATATTATTCTTTTTCCATCAAGCTTAGCAGATAAGATTTTGACTTCACCATTTATCTCTTGCAATTTTTCCATAACTGTACTTGTAAGTATTACATCATCAGTTGATTTATTAGATGTTTCTTTTATATTTCCATCATAATCTATGTACTCTACTTCTACGTCTAACCCTGCTTCTATTGCAGCTGCAACACGAGGATAAACAAACTTATATGCATCAACACTATTACCAACAAAACCATCTTTAGCTATACGATTGTTTGTTTGTGTGTTACCAAGTAGCAAACAACCAGCAGTATTTTCATCAGTATTTCCTGTATGCCATAATATATATTCAAATCCTGGCACATCTAGTACATGTATCATACCTTTGTGAAAAGTATATTTTGTTTTATATCTGTTATGAAAACCACCTTCTGTACGTAAACCTAACTTATAAGTACCTGCAGGTATTCTAGTTTCACCCCAGACTTTAACGTCACGTTGTTCATCTTCTAATGTATACGCTAAAAAAGTACGTTTATTACCTTCAATTTCAAATAACAAACCAGATGTAGAATCTTTATCGCTGCTTATTCTAAGTACTTCGTATTTCAATACCACTCCATATCTTGCACCAACCTCCAGGTGCTACTTGTTCTTTGAATGCAATGCAATAGTTATTAATATAATGTTTGCAATTACCACAATACTGACCAAGTGTATGACTTCTGTTAACATATGCTCCAGGTAACGGCATTATTTCTTCTTTGGGATTTTTTTAATTTTACCATTGTGTGTACGTGCATATATATGCGTTTTAGTTGTGCGAGTAACTGTACCTTTATAGGTTTTGCCACCCCATTTCCAAGTTACTGTTCTTGCCATACTACCACTTTACCTTATGTGACCAATATTTTGCAGACAATTTAGATTTAGGTTTACCTTGTGCATTATGTCTTGCGTAATAAGACCTTTTACGTGCTTTATCTTTTTTAGATTTAGGATTTTTACCAGCACCTTTAACACCTTGTTGTCCAAATCTAATTAATTTATATGTATTACCTTCTTTTGCCATAACAACATGTGATTTTGTTTTATGTTTAGGTGTACGTTTAGGTTTATTTACACCTTTTAGACCGTGTTTTTTCATTGTTTTTTTTACACGTTCAGGTACTGCCATTATATCTCCTGGTTTCTTTTCGTACTAAGTATAATGATAATTGATTTGTAAAGCTAGTTATTACGGCAGCTATTACTACCATGCTTGCAATTACAAATCTGTACAAACGAACCATCATTTTTTTGTTTTACCATACACATATTATCCACCTACTTTAAAAAGAATTTCTCTAATAACTTCTTCAATAACCATAAGGTTTGCATTAAAACCAGCTATTGAGTCTTGATACGCCAACACTTGTGCATTTAATGTAGCAACTGATTGTTGTAAATCATTAACTGTTTTAAACAACCAAGCAACTAATGCAGCTAATCCACCTTGCAGTATTTGACTTAGATTAACTTGTGCCTTCATATTTCTCCTATGTAAACGCTGCAACTATTAATACTACTGTTGCAACTAACCCTAATACTTTATAAAATTCTGATTTATCTAGTTTATTATCTAGTTTTTCTTCTAGTTTGTCTAACCTATCAATGACCATATTAAGAAGTTCCTTTTGGGTATAGCCATTGTTTGTCATTTATGGTAAGTCCTCGTGTGATAACCAATCCCATTCTTTTTCCCAGTCTTTTTGAATAGGTGTAGATAATTTTTTAAGATATGCTGCTATTTCTTTGCATAAATATCCAAGAACAAAACCAATTAAAAAATCCATAAATCGGATTATAACACATTATTCTTCTTCATCTAATGATTTATGTAATCTATATTTTTTAAAATCAAAAGTCATTGAAGCTAATTTATAACCATTGTGGTCTTGCTCATAAATAAAATCTTTTGAATACGCATTATTAGTTATTGTTGCTTTGTTATCTTTTGGATATGGAGTAATCATTACTAAAGGTTCTCCTGCTTTTATTACAAATTTAGTATCATTTTCTGTTGGTAAAGCAAACTCAAATGGAAAATTAACTTCATGCCATATATCTGTTTCTACTTGTCCGGGCATTATACGTATATTTTTTTGGTCGTGGTAAAACATATCACTAAACCTTAAACCATATCCAGGTGGCGTTTTAAAATAATATGGCGTAAATAATTTAAAAACACCATAATTATGCAATTTATTAACATTCATTAAAGTTATTTGTTGTTCATTTTGCATACCTATCCATTGCCATTCTTTGTCTGCAAGTGGTTGTGGTTTCATACCTACTGGCATTTCCCATTTTAAGTTACCTTCTTTTATCTCAAAATACATATCTGACCAAGCTGGTAAAATAAATCCATTAGTTAATTCATCTTGTATCGCTGGACATTCTTTTGCATGTGGTTGTAGAGGTTCATAACCTTTTTGGTCCAAGCGAGGTACTAATTTACTTTTTTTGTACCACTCAGGTAAAAACTTATTTGCTGGTTGTAAAGGATATAATTCGAGTATGTGTTGAAACTCTACAAATCTAGGGTATATATCTATGTTAATCATTATCTTTTATGTTCCTTAAATAAGAAGAATGAAATCTACCATTAATAAGTAATACATTTTTATATTTTAATTTATTATGTTTTTTTGGGTTATATAGTTCTGTGCTTATTGAATGTTTTTCTTTTTTATATGGTAAATGTACTGCTAATGGAGTGCCTTGTTTAATTAATATTTCATCTTTATCACTTATAAATTCAAATAATAAATTAGCTTGTGAAACATTACTTGGAGTAAATACTCCTGTTGTAACTCTCCAATCATTTTGATAATGATAAGGAACTGGTAAAACTCTTATTCCATAACCTCTTGGTACATCCATAAACATTGGATAATTAACTTTAAATATAAGTTTTGTTTTAGCTGCAGAAGGCAAATGATTTTTCATTTGTTCATCTTCATGTATTGTAATATTAGTTGCTTCAGGTTCATCAGGAAATAAATCAAAAGGAGTACGCCAATACCAAATATCGTTTTCTTTTTCGTACCATATTTTTATATCAGTAGGTGCAAGCAAAACATGACCTTCTTTATAAATATCTACAAAACTTGGACATGCTCTAACGTTTCTCATTTTTCTTGACCAAGATGGCACAACGCTATCTGGAGTAAATGTATTTGGAACTTTTTTAAGCCAATTAGGTATAAAGTCTTTTAATGGTTGTGGATGTAATTCTTTTGCTTCAAAATATATTTCATTTGTAATTATGTACTTAATTTTTGCCATGTTCCACCTTTTTTTAAATTTACCTGTTTTCAGGTGTTAATACCCAACCCTGTGTATTATCTGCTTGATATGCTTCTTCATTCCATTCGTATTTATCTGGGTCAGTTTCTGGTCTAGCAACAGGTGGTTGCCATTCATATTCTGACTCATTCCATACAAAACTAGGATATTCTTGTTCTCCAATAAATCGGTCGTTTTCAACATCATAAGTATCTCCAATACCAGCATAATTACCACGAAATGGAGTACCACCTTTTACATGTTCATTTTTGATTGTGTTATAAGATGTTCTTTTACAAGTATAACCTTTTAATTCTCCATAGAATTGTTCCCATGAAGTATAACCATCTGGAAGTGGACTATCTTCATCAACTCCTGTTATAACTGATATTACGACATTGTTGTCATCAATTAAAGCATAGTGTGCCATTACGCATCACTCCAAGTTAATGTTCCAGAACCTGCGGTTACAATAAAAGTTTTTTTGTTATTAGCTTCAGTTTTTTCTACACCAGTTACACCTGCACTAGCAGTACAAGTTAAAGTATCTGGGTATCTAATTATAACTACTCCAGAACCGCCTGCTGAACCTGTACCAAGATTGCCTCCACCGCCACCGCCTGTGTTAGCATCTCCACTATTTGAATAGTAATCGTGTCCATTACCGCCCCCACCAAGTCCACCACCCGTGTGCGAATAATGCCCGCCTGCACCACCACCACCATAATAAACGTTAGAACCAGAAGTTTCTCCGACATTAGCCGAACCAGCGTTAGTAGTAGATGCAATATTTACGATAATACCATTTGAACCTTCAACTCGTGTTCCCCTGTTACCAGATGCACCACCACCGCCACCTGCAGAGTTATAACTTTCATAACCTGTGTTATTACCATCACTACCTTGATTAGATACTGAACCGAATGCTAATGTTGCAGCACTATCACTCATAGCTCTTGGTACACTTCTTGCGTATGCTAACCAGTTAAAAGCACGTCCACCACCGCCAGCTGAACCACCACCGATAGCTCTGTTACTTCGCCATCCTCTACCTCCACCGACTGCAGTTAATGTATCAAAATTTGAATGTCCACCAAGATAACCATTAGCATTACTACCTGCACCAACTTCTACAGAATAAGCAACACCTTTTGCTAAAGTTTTAGCACTATCAAGAGTATTACCACCACCTTGATTATCAACTGATGATATAATTCCACCTGCACCGCCTCCACCGCCAAAGTTTCCTGATGCACCAACTCCTCCACCGCCTCCACCAGCGACTACTAAGAAGTCAGCTTCAAAAGATTTACTATTTAATTTAGCGTCTTCTTCAAGCTCGTTTAAATCCTCAAGTGAAAACACTCCATTATTTTCTGTAATGTCGTTAGTAGGTTCTTTACCTATATAACCAAATGCCATTTATTCTCCTAAGATGTTATTTCTAAAATGCCGAGTGTTAACTCTAAATCACCAGTAGCTGAAGCCCATGCTCTAATTTCATCATCAGCTTCTAGTACAACTTTTCCTCCAAAAGGATTTACTGCACTATCAACAGGTACTTCTAATCCACTTACTAATGCTCCTGCAGTTGTGCCTGAATTATCGTATAAATCGATACTTAAATCAGCTGCTGCTGAACCATCAACATTTGCTACTTGTGCATGAATAACAATAGCTGCTGTTAGGTCAGTTGTATCTGCTGTATAGACAGCGGTGTCAGCTGTATCTCCTAAAGCTACTACTACATTCTTAAATGTTTCTGCCATTATTTTATCTCCATATAATTAATTAATTAACTATCTCCCAACACTATAGCACGGACTTGTGTTTGTGTCACGCTTGTTACTGAAAGACTTTCATAACTTGTTCTTAGTGCATAACTAAGAGTTCCACTTCCACCTGCATCAGGTAATAAATCTATATCTTCATCAATAGGTAAATTACCAATAGTGTCTATGCCTAGACTTCCACCTTCTTTAAGCATTAATAACATTGACATTATGTTAACGCTATTACTAACCCAAGACTTGGTTTAGCTGCTAATGCTGTATTAACAGTATTAGTTAAGCTAGTTTCTAAATTATCAAAATCTGTTTCTAAATCTGCTATAGCTGCAGCACCGTCTGTTTCAAAATCTGTTATAGCTGTAGACAATGATTCAATATTTGCAGCAACTCTTTCGTTTTGGTCAAGTATATGTTCTGCTAATACAGCCATTCTAACTGTAGTACCAATACCATGTGATACACCTGTATCAGCTGCAGCACCTGCTGCTTCTTGTCTACCATCATAATCTCTTTCTACATCACTAAAAGCTGTAGAACCAGAAGTATGTGTTTTGACTACTACAATTTCTCTGTTTGATGTACTGTCTGGGTCTATAACAAGATATATCCAAGTATCTGCATTTCCTGTAGTAGCAGATGTAATACCATTAGTACCATCAACTGTAGGTGTAGATGCTACTGAAAATGATGTTGCACCTGCACTAAAATCTGCAGAAGCTATTGTACTTTCGTAAAAGTTAAAAACTTGTGTTGCTCTATTTGCTCCTGGCATTTATGCTCCGTATCTCATTATACCCCAAGATGCAATACCTGGTGTATGTATTGATGTTACTTCTTCAATAGTACCTTGTCTAGTACCACGTACTGTAATAATAGCATAATGTGTATCACTTCCAACTACATCATTAGATTGTATAGGATAACTTATTTGCTCAACAACACCTTTTATAATTTCTGCTGGTTCAAATATTTCTAATGTTACTGAATCACCTTCTTTTGAACGTAAAGAATTGTATAAAGTATCTCCTAACCCTTTAACACGTAAAGGTTTTCTACCTGGTCTTTCTACTCTATCACTAATGTTTATAGGTATTTGTGCAACTACAAGTTCTGGTCTAGCTAATGCACGAAACTGTACCGATTTAACTTTAGGAGTTGCCACATTATCTGTACTTCTTAATATGACTTTACCTATAATATATCTTGACACTTCTGCTATTTGTTTTTCTTCATCACCTGTACCACCAAGTTGTGTTAAAGCATTTGTAAACGTAGCAGATTCAGGTGCATCTAAATCTTCAAATCTAGTTGAATATTGTAAACTTACTTGTGTATTTTCAGGCATAGTAACTGTAGATACTTCAGCACCAACAAATTGTTTAGATTCTGCTGTAAAAAAATCTGCAGCAGATAATACTAAATAACCTTCAGATTCATATGTAGATTGTTCTTTATATACATCATCGCCTGATACAACTATTATAAAATTACCATCATCTTGTGTTATGCCAGTTATATATCCAGTACCAGATGTCTGTAAATCTCTAGCCAAACCACCTGTTGGTAAGTAATATCGCCACAAATTTACTTCACTACTATCTTCTTTTATGCCCATATAAACACTATCTCTTGACACAAACATTGTTTTAGGTGTTGTATCTTCAGCTAATACCCATTCTTTAATTAATTGTCTGTTAGCTAATACATACAAATCATCTGCATTTACAAGTTCTAATCTATATAAACGTCCTACATCTCTAGCAACTTCTTTAGTTCCAATAAATACAATTCCTTCTGTAGATGCAATACTATGTACTTCTTCAAAAGGTATTTTTGTTTGTCCTTGATTTACGTATACAGAATTAGCAACATCTAATTTAAAAGAATAAACAGTACCATCAGTACTAGATGCTAGTGCAACAGCACCTCCATCAATAATATTTGTTATTTCATGCGTAGGTTCTACTTCTATAACTGCATCAGCATTAGCAAAGTTAGATGCACTCCAAGAATCAAATGGGTTTACTTCCCATACATGTTCAGCTGTACCATCATTTCCTGATACCCACAATCTATTTTTTACATACCACACACCAGTTAATCCACCACTACTACTTTGTGCTGTAGTTAAAACACTCCAACTACTTCCATCATAATTTATTAACTGTGAACCTGATGTACTATCTTTAGTTGTTAAATATAATTCATTACCAAAAGCAGCAATACCTGTAAAATCATGGGTAGCAAGATTTGTAGCAGCTAATATTGTATCCCAAGATGTACCATCATATACATGTATAGTTGTACCATCAGTTATATATAAATATCCATTTGTAGTTTGTGCTAAATAATTATTACTATCACCAAAAGATAAACTTTCTACAGCTGTTTGATGTAGTAAATGTATATTATATGCTGTTTCATCATCTCCATGAAATACATCAATACCTTTACTATCCCAAAATCTATTTACATCGTCTGGTTTACCATCAGTTCTATGTGCAGTGTCTAAACCTTGACCTGAACTAAAATTATTTCTTGAGTATATACGACCTAAGTTAGATGTAAAATCTTCAGGATTTTGTTTTACATTTACATTTTGTCCTTGTTGTACATCAGATGATTGTATAGTCATTTCACGATTAGGACCTACAGCAGTACGTAAATATATATTATCTAAACGTATGTCATAACCAAATCGTTTAGGGTTACGAACATTAGATGTTGATGCAACTCTAGCCATTATGTTGGATACAATATACTATTTAACTGAACTGGTTCTGGGTATTTAGACCTTAAATTACTTCTAGCTTGTTGTATTAACAATTGTTGATATCTAAGTAAACTGCTACTAATTGTATTAGAACTACCTACAGGGTAATTTGTTGCTGCCATTTGTTCTGTAATATATCTTGCATCAACATTTTTAATATCTTTTCCAACTAACATTTGTGCAGCTACACCAGCCATAATTATTGGTTCGTATTCTGATTCTAAACCTATGCTAGATAATGTTGTGTCTTCATCAGTAGGTGCAATAAATTTCTTTTTAAATGTAACAAATACAGTATGTCCTGCTGATATATTTACAAATTGTACTGCATGCACAACGTCAGGACCTGATGTGTATGTTTTAGTTCTTTCTGTTTGTGTATCATCAGTCCAAGTAAAAGGATTAGGAAGGTCAATCATTTCTATAGCAACACCATTATATTTAAGTCCTGTTTGGTCTGAGCCTGATTGCCAATCTGTGTATTGTGATATAGCTTTTAATGGTGCAACAAAATAATTATAACTATCTCCATCACTACCATATGTACCGAGTAATTTATATCCTGTACTAGCAGTAAGTTCCAATGTTTCTGTTGCAAATAATGTAGGATAAAGATTTTTAATTTGGTCTGATACTGCGTCATAAACTGCTTGTCTTGTAAATGCAGGAGCTATTTTAATTATATCATTTGCGTCATGAGTAGTAGCAGTAGTACCTCTAACTCCACGTTCAACTGTTATTTCATTAGTAACTGCATTAAGAGATTTAGAAAACATTAATTCTCTATTAACTTCTATTAATGCACC